TATCCTGATTGACGCTAGTGGTTCTATGAACTTTGACGGTCAAGACATACTAGATGTCATGAACGAGGTACCTGCTGTGACTATTGCTATGTACAACTATTATGGTTGGGGAAATACATCCAAGAAAGGTGACATACGTATCATTGCTAGAAATGGTAGACGTGTTAATGATGATTACTTAGACGAGCATAGTGGTGGTGGCAATTACATTGATTTACCTGCACTTGAATGGTTAGGTAAACAAGCACCTAGAAGAATATGGGTATCAGACATGCAAGTTGTAGGGTTCAATGGTTCAGGCAAAGAAAATCTACAACAATGTTTAGACGCATGTAACAAGTACAACATCATGAGACTAGCAGACATAGGCGAGGTTAAATCTTTCGCTAGACACCTAAATGTAGTAAGGTAAAGGTAGTGCTTACGTCTCACGTAAGTGATACGTAGGTTTCCTTTCCCTATGTACAGTAAGCACAGAGATAAGAATAGAGCGTAAAGAGAGCTTACGACAGGTCTTTTACCTATGACTATTCTTTTAGGATATCTTCGTCATAGGTTTTGTTACCTTCATGAACACTTATCTCTAGCTTTCTGTTAGTTCATTGTATTTATTTTAGAGTTATGTATACTTATTTATATGAAAGAAATAGATAAACTACTAGAAGAAGCCGAGCATGGTGTAAAAGATAATTTCGTTGAACGAAAAATTACACCAGAAGCACGTGAGTTCTGGGACACACTACTTGAAAGAGTGCGTAACGGAATTGAAGTAAAACCATACAGGATAATAAACATATTAAAACGTGAGTTTGATATAGAAATATCCGATAGTGCCATGCGTAGATACATAAAGCAGGTATCTAATGGCAAGTAATAAAGATAAAGAACTAGCTAGGTTACTCGCAGACGCTGAGAGCGAACGAGTAAAAGAGTTAGAAGACGCAAACATTAAGTTGTTACGACAACTTGATAAAGCTAAGAACAAGACTGAGAAACTTGTTGAAGCTGTGTATCAAGCAGTTAAAACAAGTATCACAACGTATCGTAAAGGTAATGTTCCTAAGCCCAAGTTAGCCAAGAAGAAAAAAGTTGGTGAAGAAATAGCTTGTGCGGTATTGTCAGATGTACAACTTGCAAAGATTACACCTACATACAATACACAAATAGCAGAGGAACGTGTTGTACGATATGCACACAAGATAATTGACTTAGCTAATATCCAACGACAAGCACACAACGTTAATAAAATTGCTGTGTTTTGTGTTGGTGATATCGTAGAGGGAGAACTTATATTTCCCGGTCAGGAACACCTGATTGACAGTTCATTGTATAGTCAAGTGACAGTTGACGCCCCTAGAATATTGACACAGTTCTTTGATATTCTATTGGCAAACTTTGAGGAAGTTCAAGTTCATTGGGTCATCGGTAATCATGGACATTTAGGTGGACGTTCAAGAAAAAACTACCACCCCGATAGCAATGCCGACAGAATGTTAGGCAAGATATTGGACATGATATACGAGAGCGAAAAACGAATTACATTTTCTATACCCGATAGTGTAAATGCTGATAATCATTGGTTTGATATCGCAGATTTGGGAGAGAAATGTAAGTTCTTTCTATGGCATGGTGATAACGTACGAGGTTTCGGAGGTTTCCCATGGTATGGATTTGGTAAAAAGATAATGGGTTGGAAAACACTAGCTAGTAATGGGTTAATGCCCGACTTTGACTACGCTATTGCAGGACATTTTCATACACCAAACACACAATATATAAACGATGTACGACTGTGGATTAACGGAAGTACGGAAAGTTATAACACTTATGCGTTAGAACAACTAGCAAGTATGGGTAGACCGTGTCAATACTTACTGTTTTGTAAGCCAAAGCATGGAGTAACTGCTGAATACCTTGTAAATTTGGAAGATGTATAGGTATAATAAATAGTATATGACAAATAATAATGTCAAAGATGTAACTAATCACGAGTTAGTTGGTATAGAATATTCGGGAGACGTTCCTGTGTTGATATACATTACTGAAGATGGGGCAACTCACTTCAGTAAACTAACCCGTGGTATTACACGACTAAAAAAATAAAATATAAATCATTAATTTAATTCCTTAACTTGTTAAGGAAATTAAATAATGATAGAAAGGAGAACGTATGGCTAGTAAGCCAGTTAAATTGTTGTCCCCATTTCCCAAAAGTGTAGTTAAACCTGCACCTGCAGGGAAGTTTGGCGACTACGTTCCACACAGTATCTACGTAGAAAGACTACGTGATAGTGAAGTAAAGTACTCTTGGTCATGTGAACCTGTTTATGGTAAACACAAGGGTGAAGACAGAATAGTAGGTGCTAAAGGTACCATTACTATTGAGGACATGGGTAGTTATGATGGCTTCGGTGACGTTGACACATTCAAACTAGACAGTCCTAAACATAACGATGGTACAAACTTAAAAGACGCAGAGAGTGACGCTTTCAAACGTGCTTGTATGCGATTTGGTTTGGGTGTTGAGTTATGGTCAGGTTCAGATACAACTGAAGAAGAACATAATGCTATGCCACTTGCTACCATGTCAGACGTAGACACAGACAATGTCCTCGTTACTAAAGTTGACATGCGTAGAAAAGAAAACAAACCCGATGTACCAGTAAAACCTATTGAGGATATAAAAGACGGAGAAGCACCTTTTAAGGACGCCTCTACACCTACTGACGATAGTAAAGTTAAGTTCATTGACGATACTATTGACAAGATGATGTTGGGGTATGACAATAAAATACAAGTATTTGCTATAGACTTAGCAGATAACTACCGTAAAGTCATGAAGTATCCCGAAAAATCTCAATGGAGTAATGAGCAGATAGACAATTACCTAGCTAAAATAGAGCTTGGACTATCGTCAACTGCAAATACTGTTGATGACAATGACGACTTTGTAACAAAAGCGTCAAGTATATTAGGAGGTGTTGTGGAAAAATCACAACAACAAAACGAAATCAAGATGGATTTAACATGTCCGTTTTGTAGTGGCAAGGTCTTTGACAACAGGACTAGTAAACTAACTGAGAAGTCGCCCGACTTTAAGTGTGCAGCAAAAGCTGTAGACGAGTGTCCGGCACATACAGGTAAGTTTCCTAAGTCATGGTGGTTAAATTCATCAGACTTACCACCCGATTGGGGAGTAAGTGCCTAACAAAAAGATTGACTACAAGCGTCAAGGTATGCTGAATAAACGTAAAGGTAGACGGAAACAATTAGAAGCGTTGCGTCAGTTACAAATGCCCGAACCTAGTCTGTATCACTTACGTGTACATGAAGAAGGTTGGGCGGAAGCATTCATTAGATGTGAAGTCAAAGCAGGTAAGCAAGTTCAGACGTTGTGGAATAGGTATCTGAAAGCTAAAGAGCAATCAGATACCAACTTACCCAACGATGAAAGACCATTTGTGTTTGTAGCAAAACCCGATGGTACAACTGAAGGACTTGTCATCTTTAATATAAAAGATTTAGATGAGTTTTGTATTGCATATCAGTTACATGTAAGTGGTAGGAAGTACAAGAAACCTGCAGTATACGAAGAAGAATGATTGAATTACTTATAAGTTGTGTTCTTACTTTACCCATAAGTACAGATACATTACAAGAATATGTAGTTTGTCAGGATGTAAAACAGAAAGTACAACATGTTGAGGAGTGGATACCAACAGTCAGTACATACTTCAAACAAGAAGATATAGTACAAGCTATGACAATTATCTATTGCGAAAGTAGTGGTAGATATACTGCATACAATGACAAAAACAAAAACGGTTCTAATGATTTAGGACTGTGGCAATTCAACAACCTTACATGGGATTGGCTTTCTAACAAGTTAAGTATAAAAGATAACAGAGTTAATCCTGTGGTGTCTACACGTGTAGCTAGTTGGCTAGTCTACAACGATGGTTGGCACCATTGGAACTCTAGTAAGGAGTGTTGGAAAAATGCCGAACATATTTACCGACCCAAAAGAAATAAAAGTATGGGCGATACAGCTAGCTAATGCTTGTGGTGGACAACGAGTTGTTCAAGATAATGTATTAACAGAAGCTGACGCTGAAAAAGTAAACAAACTATTGTTTGAGTTCTTACAAAGTTTTGAGCAAACAATATTAAACAATCGTAGAAAGGCGGAAGAAGAATGAGTGAACCTACATTCAATTACTATCCTAATGCAGAAGATGTATTAGATGTATTAGAAGAACTAACTCAAGCAGAGTTAGAACACCTAGAAGATACTAAAGCTAATGGTATTAGTTTTTGGACAGATACACAAATGCACACATACAATGTAAGAAAACAAATGTATAAATTGTTTCTACACAAAGTAAAGACATGGCAACATGAAGTAGAACGTGCAGAAATTAGAGATGATATAGCACGTGAAGGTGCGCAGGATTATCCATCATGGTAGAAGTGTACATGCTTAAGTATGAAGAAGACGGAGAGTATCATGAGATATTTTCTACTAATGAATACAAACTACAAGATGTAGTAGAAGATTGGCAGAACTACGGCAAAGATACATCGCTTGATACCATAACTAAGTACACATATGACCACTTAGAACAGTTTATTTTGTTGGTTAATATGTTATCTACACCACATAAACACGGTAGTGTATGGCTTAAGAGAGCTAAGTTGCAATGAAAGAAGTAAGTCCACAAGGCGAGCATAACAAACTTAATTCAGCAGAACGTATAAAAAACTATATACCATTTGCTGAAGATGTGTTTGAAAAGTATTGCAAATCTAAAGACATGAAGTTTAGACAGCTTCATCTCAATGACAATGCAGACTTTGGCGAAAGCCCTATACCTATGTGGACTAAAATGTCACCGTTTCTTAAATCATTTCCAGATTATTTTGTGTACAATGATAAGAAACAGATGTTAGTAGAAGTAAAATCTTCTCCTAAAGTAAAAGTAAAAGACCTAATGCACTACTGTGCTGTACACACATTGTATGCAGAGGGACAATCTACAGATTATTACATAGCATTTTGTTTTAAAGATGGGAATGTAAAATTTTATACAGTAGAAGAACTTCTTAATCTAATACAGATAGCAGAGTTTGGTAAGTATCACGATGGAAAGGATTACTATGACTTCGGAAGTATCACAAAAACAAATAGATAAAGCTGCACGTAAAACTGCACTAAGTTTACAAGCACTCATGGCAGAAGTTGACGAAGGGTTTAATGCACATGTACGTTGTATAGTGTGTAATGAACAATACAAACATCACATTGATGGTAAGCCCTGTGTAGATGATAACAATGTAAAACAAATTGTACGCAAAAGTAGATGGCGTGGAACTAGAGTTGTTAAATGAATGATAGTTATAGACCTTTACCTGATGAAGTAGAGATAAGACAATCAGTAATAGAGGGTGTTGGTTTGTTTGCTAAAGAACCTATACGTGCTAATTCAACATTAGGTGTTACGCATGTAGCTAACGAACAGTTTCAACACGGGTTTGTACGTACACCATTGGGTGGGTTTATTAACCATAGTGAAACTCCTAACTGTGTAATAGAAGATGTGTTTAATCTTAAATGTATTAAAACAATTAAAGACATTATGCCTGATGAAGAATTAACTGTTAAGTATCAGTTATACACACCAAAAATAAAGGAAGTATTATGACGGAAGATATATCAGCTATCAGAGAACAAGCCCTACAGAGGGCTAGAGGACGCTGTGAGTGGGCAGATTGTGGCAGTCACAAATGGTTAGAGCTTGCACACATAAAAGATATTGGCATGGGTGGTAACCCAACAAGAAAATTTGATATACAAAATGTAGCTATGTTATGTAAATGGCACCATGATATATACGATGGTCGTCAATCTATGGGAACTAAAGTAGCTTATCGTGAATTATTACGTGGATATCTAGATAGATATAGTGATGTTAACGAGTGATTACCACTTAACTTTGTTTGCCCAATACGCAGCTGACATCTTACCTTTTTTAATATTTTTAGCATGACGTGCTTTAAAAGATTTACGTCTTGCTTTTGATTTAGCGTCAGTCTTCTTACCTGCACCAGACACACCTTGTTGTCCAAATCTAATTAACTTAACCTTGTCACCTTCTTTTGCTAATACAGCATGTGACTTACTAGCTTTAGGTGTACGCTTCGGTTTATTATATCCTGAAAATTTCTCGCCTCTATACTCAATCATTTCTTTATTTTTTTAACCTTTCCGTTAACTGTACGTGCAAACTTATGAGTTTTAGTTTCTCTAATTAATGTACCGTAGTGACGTTTACCGCCCCACATCCAACTAACTTTTTTTGCCATTACATATCTCCTATCCGTGCAATGTACGTAGCACTATATAATATGATTATACATACAACAATAACTACGCCGTCCATTGACTACTTTTTAGATTTTTTCTTTTTAACTTTATAAGCTTTTTTCTTACCAGTTTTTTTACTAACAGGCATATTAATCTCCGTATCTCTTACTAACTTTGTTTAAAGATTTTTGATAATCTTTACGATAATTGTTATCTGCTTCAGCTCGTCTTTGAAAAAAAGAAGAACGCTGTGCATACGCTTGGGCTTTTCTTTTAACACCTTCACGATTAGAACCACTCTTTAGTAGTTGCTTAGACGCTTTTCTAAATTCACTAGCTAATGCTAACTCTTTAACTATCTTTTTTTGCAACCTAGCTAAAGCAACTTTATTTACTTCCGGGTCTCCATATTGATAGTTTTTCTTTTCAGCCATTACTTACTTACTGTAATTTGCTTCTTTGCATATGTCTTGATTACTGCAAGTGCAGCGCCACCACCTGCTAATGCAGCTAACTGAAGTACTTCAGCGTCTACACCAACTAGGGGAGCAACTGTCAAGGCACCTATGAATGCTTCAATAAATGTCCAAGCAGTTCTTTCAATCATATCTTTAAGTTGTTCACTCATTTTATAACTCCATGCTTCGTTCCAAGGTGTCCACGCTACATCCTTCTTGAATGTACCATCTTGATTTCTTTGTCGTTTGTTCCTCGCAAACATATTATTTATTATATTTGTAAGACTTGTTAATGCTTTGACCGTAAAGTTTCATGTTGGTTTTCTTTTTCTTAGGTTGTGAAGTAGCCCATTTGTTTACGTCGTACATATCTTTCATAAAAAGAACTTGACCTACGACTGGAATTAATCTAGTAGCACCTTTAGTAGCAACCTTAGCTCCTGAAATAATAGCTCTTTTAGCAGCAGGAGATAATCTTTTACTAGCTTTGGCTAAATTAACAGGGCTGTTGGCTCCATATTTATAGCCACCAATCTGTCCTTTAGGTTTACTGTGTGATTTAATTTTTTGTTTCTTAACTTCTATTTGACTTTCAGATGGATTAGTTTTGTATTGACTAGGTTCAGGTTGACCTATACCTATACCTGCTTTTTGTTGTGATTTTAATTGAGCCATTCTTTTTTTGTTACTAATTTCACCACTACCTACAGGATTTTTAGACATACCTTTTGTACGACCTCGTGAAGGAAATGATTCGTTAGTAGATATACCTGCATTAGCTGCACTTATTTGTTTAGCTGTCATAGGTTTACCACGTTTAATACTCTTATCGTATTTTACTTCAACGCCTCTCATCCTATAATCTTTGCGTTTCATTTTAGGACCTACAAGTTTAGGTTTCTTAGGTTTGTCTACTTGAGTGTAAATGTACTCATTCATTTGAGCTACTTTAGGTTTACCTGAAACTTTATAATTTTTTTTCTTACTACTCTTAGCCATTATCTAATTATCCTACCACTCAACATAGCGTTTGTCTTTATAACATTGCCATTTATTTCTTGTAGTTTCTCATACATGTCATCTATATTGATAGAAATATTGTCATTTATATCTGTATCATTAGACAAGTTTATTTTGCTATATTCAATAGTAACTTTTTCACCAATAAGTAATTCTTTAGCTATCTTTGGGTAAAGTTTTTTGTAAGCATTGCCACTAGCACCTACCATACCATTGAAGTTAACGTCTAAGTCTTGTTGTGTATCACCCATTATCAAACAACCTGATGTGTGTTCATCTGTGTTACCTGTATGAATAAGGATGTATTGAAATCCGGGAACGTCTTGTACGTGTAGCATTCCGTGATGTGCAGCACCATAACGTGCAGCGTATTTAGCATGGAACCCACCTGTTGTACGAAATTTTATATCATAAGTACCTTCAGGTATGCAGGTTTCGTGCATAACTTTAACCTCTTGATACTGGTCTTCTAATGTATAACACTCAAATACACCGTCTATGTACAGTAAACCATTAGTAGCATCTTTACCAAATTGTGTTCTAACAACTTGCAGTTTCATTTAATTACCACCACAACAACCGTTACCACAGCAACCGTCCATGTTAATCTCCTTGTCTAAAACTAATTGTAAGCAACCAAATACATAATGTAATTATTGTAGCTAGTCCTGTCACTTGTTGTGCAGAACCTGTCAATGTAAGAGTGGCAATAACTAAACCAACCAAAGTCCAACTAAGGTTTAATGTTTCTTTTATTATTGCAATGAACCATGTCCATAGCTTTTTAATCATTAGCTTCTCCTAAACATGAAAGCTGCCATACTAGCTATTCTAGTCAAGATTACTGGAACTACAACTTCTTGTGCTTTTTCCTTTTGGTCAGTAGTCATGTCATTACCTATGTCATTAAAGTTTATCTCTTGTATGTCAATGTCTATAAACGTTTGTATTGGGTTGTCTATAAAGGTTTCAAACTGTACTTCTGTTACGACATCAGCTAATGTATAGTTTTCAACATCTGCATTCTGTACAGCACGTTCAACATATTTTTCTACAGCTTCAGCTATAACTTCATCATCTTTAACAGACTCGGCAATAATAACTACGTCTTCTGTTGCTACTTGTAATACTTCAGCGACAACTTCTACTTGTTCTTCAGTAAGCTCTGCAACATCTGTTATAGCTTCTTCAACAACAGCTTGAACTACTTCTTGTACTTCTTCAGTAGCTTGATTTAAGTTCTGTACACCAATATCATTTACTTGTTCTAATACTTCAACAACTTCTTTAACAGTAACTTCTTCAATAACAATATCTTCTACAATTTCTTCAACTTGTTCTACTTCAACAGTAACTTGTTCTTCAGTAAGTTCTATCGGTTCCAAACTCTGTTCCGTGGGTATCTCTCTAACGATATCCTCGTCAACATTTTCCTGTATTGGCTCATCCAAAATTTTCTCATCAATCTTTTCATCTACAATCTCCTCTATTATTTCATCTTGTATTGGTATTTCCACCACGTCTTCGGGGACAATATCTTCCAAATCAAATTCAATGATTTCAAACTCAATAGGGAGTTCTTCAAACTCCACAATTGCATCTTCAAATACTTCCTCTTTAGGTGGGTTGAGTACAACAACATCATCCTCAGAAATGATGACATCCACATCTTCTTTATCTTTGACAATATCTTCTTCAAGAATAACCTCATCTTCTATAATAATGATTTCTTCTTCTATAATATCATCTTCAAAAACTTCTACTTCTTCTATTATAATTAAGCAATCACCACGCTGTATTTGTGCGTCAGTCATAAAGCAACCAAACTCAGCTTCATTATCTACACGCTCCTGGTCACGCTCTATAGTTCCATCATTAACATCTGCTTGTGTATAGGTCTTATCAACACCTTCTACCTTTACATCAACAATAATTTCTTGTGGTGTAGGAGGAG